CGTTATTAACGATTGTGATACCGCAATCACCGCCGCCTGCGCCAGATGTTTTAGCCCTGATTGCAACGTCACACCTCTTGCAGTGCTGTCATACGTGTAATCAAAAAACTCTAGTGTACCTGAGGCCTCTCTAGGATTACCGTCAAGGTAGGTAGATATCCCAAAGTCCGACACGTAAATTGAACGGTTTTCGTCGTTATTTCTAAATCTTAAATGCCCGTCTTTAAATCTTGTAAATACGTTATTAGTAGTCACACCACTTTGCCATGTACGCTTATAAGTTCCGTATAACGTCATTTCATCATTTTCAACAGTGATGTATTTGTCACCGTCACCACCAACTACATTGACAAGGTTAGCGTCTAGTGAGCCGCCTCTAATGTAATCAGCATTTAATGAGCCTGCTGTTATCAAGTCGGCGTTTATCTGACCGCGTGTGATTGCATTGTGAAATGTTTGGCCGCCGTCCTTACTGACACCTAAACCACTTGAGTTGAGCAGCGTCACATAATTAGGGTTGTCCTTATCAACGGCCATGATACCCTGCTCGCTGAATGATAACTCACTTGCTGTATCCATTAACATTTGAGTTGACTTTTTGATTGCTGCAGGCAGCACTGACTCTTTTATCTTCCTACGCCCTGCCATGAGGTCATTAATAGCTGACACTGCACCTGATTGAGATTTTTTATATCTGACTTCACGTCTAGGGTCACCTACGACGATTGTTTGCTTAATGACTTTATGATGAGCGTCGCGTGTTGTTTTTATCTCTTGTATTCTTAATACTCGATTAAAATTGATTGTTTCATCAATAACCGGTATCTCGTCACCAATTTCAGGCTGAGCGAAAGGGTAGTTATGGCCTAATGTTACGAAATCAAGCTCAATACTCATCTTGAGTGATTGTTCAACCTGTTTCTCAAGCATTTTGTCCATAAGGTCTTTATCTGTCACACGCCCGTCAGTGACTGGCGGCGCCTCCCTTATTCCGAATAACTCAATCATTGGACTTGATTTGCCTTTTGGATATTCCCTTATTTGGTTGGCTGCGTGAATGTTATCTGTGCCGTCGTAATCAAAAAAGCCCCTAGCATAGGTGTAGAAACTTGTTGCGTCCTCCTCAAAACTTATATCGTTAGCATTGAGCTTTTTAGAAATATAATAAGCCGGACGACGCGAAATGCGTGCGCCCAACTTGAATGTTTTTGAGGTAGGCTCATATTGGAACTCAAAACCGTAACGCTCTAACCAGTTTAGGAACATCTCAAAGCGTGATTGCCCGTCACCTGCATTTTCCCATTCTTTCGCATATACGCCGTCTAACAACGTATAGCTGTATGGTGTGCCGTCAAAAATTAGGTTTAAGAAGTCTACACCTGTACGGCTGCCTGTGACGTTCTCATATATCCTGTGTGTTTCTAAATAGTCGAATTGCTCCTCTTTAGCTGTAACCTCGATATATTGTTTATGTTTGGTCGCTTTTCGTTTAGCAATCACTACGACGTAAGTCTGTGACTCAGCATCACCTGTCACATTTTCAACACGCCACATTTTAGATATATCATTGATGAAATGCGCCGTTTGTTCATTTTCAATCACATTGAATGTCAGCATACCGTCACTGTTCATTCTGACTGTGTGATTGGTTACTGTTTCAACTGGATAGGCGTTACCGTCTAGGTCTTTAAGAATTAAAGCCATATAATGTACCTCCTACATTTCACTTATAGGCTCTTTATAATCAGGGTTTACAGAAAACTCACCATTTTTATAAAGAAAATACTTAGGGGCAAAAACCTCAACAAAATCAGCCGGCGCTTTTTCATAGGGAACGCCTATTTGACCTGAGATGCCCCCTATGATTGCATAACCAACTACCTCATCTTTATCATTTACAGTTATTTTCAGTTCATCATTTCTGTTTGCGTTTTCTTCTTCAAACTTCATTACATAACCCCCGTTACTCTTACTATTTCAGGCATATAGTCCTTACCTGTGGCAGTATCAGTTTCAACACGTACGCTGCCCTCAATATCTACTTTGGTAGGGTCGCTTGAGTTGACTCTCATACTTGTTTCAATCAGAGTGGCACCATTTCCGCTGTTTCCTAAATTGGCTACCCTCATAACATAGTAGTCTTTCCAAAAACGGCCAAATGCTGTATCTGCGCCCCCGATAGTTTCGATATCAAAAATCACATATGAGTATTTTCTAGGGTCGTCGTTTAGAGATAGTTGAGAACTCGCATCTGAAAAATTACCGTCAAAAAGCTCTACTTGTGTTCCGCCCATAGGTTCCCATTCATACCACTCATTATAGTATCGTTTAATGAAACTCTGATTAGAGTTATAAGGTCTAAAAATAATATGCTTGAGGTTTTCATAATCACTTCTTGTGTACACCTCTGTGAAACCTGCTGTAGATGATACAGGAATATCAATAGGGGTCGTCGTCGTATAATGAAAACCTGCCTCTAAACTGTGCAATTTATCGTAATCCTCGCCTAAAGATATTGTTTTATAAGCCCCATCATCTGTAGTAATTTTATATTTCTGCCAATTGCTTGTATCTGTGTTTTGGAAGTCCTCAAGTGCTGCAATGGCTGCCTGCTTGGCGTTATCTACCTCAGCAAGTGCTGTGTCTTGTTTGCTAGTGAGTTGTTCCATTGAGTCATTGAATAAAGCCGTCAGGTCTGAGGCTTGTGTTGCCATTTCGTCTCTAATAGCCCCTATATTACTTTCAGCCTCTGTCTGTGTTTGCTTAACAGACTTAATGGCGCTTTGTTCCGTCTGATTGATGTTGCTTTCAGATTGATTCTGTGTGCTTTCTATAGACTCTATAGCTGAGGCCTTAGTGTTCTGCACCTCAGATGTGATTGACTGAATCTTATCTTCATAAGCAGCAACAATTGCAGCTAGCTCATCTTTAAACGGGCTGAAAGGGTCGAGGTCAATTTCGCTGAATGGTTGCCACTCATCATTTACAAAAGCATAAACACGCTGCTCGTCAATGACTGTAATGAGTGACTTGTCTGCTGCCTCACTGGGCAAGTCTGCAGCCGTTTGTACTGGCTCAAGCATTTTCATCGTGTTAGCGTCTTTGATTTCTTCCCACATGTCCTCACTAATACGTCTGTCTGTTTCATCAATTAGCCCGTATAGCTCATCATAATTGTAGTTATGATTATCAAGGTTTTTCAGGTCTAAAGGTGTCGTGATTTCTTTTCTTGCCATATTGTCTGACCTCCTATAAGTAGTAAAAACGACACTCGACCTCAACTGTCAGGTCATAAGTGCCGTCAAACATTAATTTATTTAAGCCCTCTTGTAACTCAGGCATTTTGTAATTTGTTGCATTTAATATGCTTAATCCATTATTAAAATAGCCGCCCGTTTTATAAGTGATAGTATCACCTGCACTGATATTAGACTCTGAGCCATTAATGCGTATATTAGTATCATTAAAGCCAAATTTTAACGTGTCGTCTAAATCTTGATTGAATTTAAGTCTTAAAACTAAATGTTGGTTAAATTGGTCTATAGGCACATCACCGAAATTGTATACATCGAACTCAGTTCCTGTGTTCGCGTCGAATGTATATTGTCTTGTATCAGGGTCGTGATTGAGTCCCATGCCATATGACCAAATAGGATTAGCCTCATAGTTCAGTCCGTCACGTTCTAAATCTAATGACGTGCCTACACTTTCAGCAAACGGCAGCTCTGTCGTATGAAAAGATAGTTCACCTTTGCCTTTAGACGAGTGGGCTGATTGCTCTATCTCAATTGCTCCTGAAAGTCTTACAAGGTATCGTTTACCTGTGCTGACTTCGTTTTCTGATTGTGTTTCATCAAATACTGTATCTCTACCGTACTGGTCAATTGATACTGCATTTGAGTTCTTCACATCTTTGAATGTATAGCCTGCTACTTGAGGCCTGCGCATTTCTTGAATATAAAAAGGCTCAGTTTTTGTTGTGAGTTTATAAATTAAATCTCTGAAAAGTGGATATGCTGCCAAATTCTGACCTTGAAATGAAAAAGGAACGCTAATATCGCGCTCCTTGTAAGTTGCCCCCATATCAAAAGAGCCGTTTAGCCCTTGTATATCTCGGGAATCCTCCTCCATTTCAATACCACTAATCACAATATCAGTGACGTCCACGCCGTACTCACCTAGAGTGAATGAGTCACCGTTTTGTCGTGTGATTTTTAGGTCGATACGTCACACCTCCTAACTAAAATGATAATACTTCACCGTCACGTGCGTTTACGCCGTTCACTTTAGCTGTTAGAACTTCATCGTCAGTGTCTAGCTGTATACGCAAGTTCATTGTGCTAGGCTCAGCCTTAACTGTTGTTGTATGATTTGCTGTTACATGTCCCCGGTTAGATAGGTTGTTCAATTCGCGATTAATGCCTTTAACTGCAGGCCTAGCCTGTAAGTCAGGATTGAAACCTTGTGACATCTGTTGCGCAATTCTGCTTGTATCTCTTACGACTTTTCTACCTCTGTCATTCAAACCGATTTGCATACCTTGCATAGTGTACTGACCGATTTCTTTGAATACTTTAGACGGTGAATGTATACCTAGTAATGACTTAGCTCCTGAAACTGCGTCACCTACGACGCCTTTAGCAGCACTTACTAAAGAGCCTGCCATGCTTTTGACACCCTCTATTAATCCTCTGACAAGGTCTGCACCGGCTGACGCCATTTCACCAACGAATGATAGTGCCTCACTGACGGCATTACTTACGCCGTTACCAACTTCACTAGCAACGTTGCTCATGCCTGATATGACTTCACTAACAGTTTCTGACATTGCTTGAGTTATGTTGCTTACAATTTCACTGAAACCTCTTGCAACGTCACTGGCTATGTTAGACACTTTGGTTGAAACCGTTGACTTGATGTTTTCCCATTTAGACTGTATGTCTGACTTGATAGATTCCATTTTATTGGATACTGTCGATTTGATTTCTTCCCATTTGGACTGTATGTCACTTAAGATTGATTGCACTTTATTTGATATAGCAGACTTGATGTTCTCCCACTTGGACTGAATATCAGACTTGATGCTTTCCATTTTGTTGGATATAGTTGATTTCATTTCTTCCCACTTGGATTTAACATCACTGATAATGGATTGCACTTTATTTGATACACCCGATTTGATATTTTCCCATTTGGACTGAATATCGGACTTGATGCTTTCCATTTTGTTGGATATGGCGGTCTTGAGTTCTTCCCATTTTTGCTTAGCGCCTTGCACGATTGCCTGAGCTTTATTAATCACTGTTTGCTTAATAGATTCCCACGCATTGCTGACGTTTTGCTTGATAGATTCCCACAAGTCCATAAACCAACCCTTGAGGGTATCGAAAATATTCTTACACGCCTCAACAATGGCCTGCCAAATATTCTCACCTGCCTGTTTGATTGTCTGCCATGCACCCTGCCAATCACCGGACAAGACTTGCAGTAGTGCAGTTATCGTGCTGACGATAACCTCCATTGCGACTGTGATGACTAATTTGATAATTTCCCACGCAATCTTAGTGGCGGCTTGGATAGTTTTCCACGCCTGCTCAACGATAGGTCTGATAACGTTTATCGCTGTTTCCACTACCGTGACGATATCGTCCCACGTCTGTTGGAATATCGGCACTAATGGCGCTATGATTTCTTGGATTCTTGTTATCAATTGAGATACGAATTGAATGATTACCTGAACGGCTTGCATTACTGCTTCTTTGATAGCATTCCACGCGTTTATCATCGCTGTTTTTACAGTTTCTGAACTGTTCCATAAAGCGACCAATATGCCTATAAGTGAACCTATAATGCCGATAACAATTCCTATCGGTCCACCTAGTAGCCCAAACGCTCCTCTGAGTAAGCCTAAAGCGCCTTGCGTTCGAGTAACTTTGCCTATAACCTGTAGAAATCCTTTAACTAAAGGCTTAAGCACTTTAATCACTGCTAGAACGGACGGGGCTAGCGCCATGAAAATACCTGATAAAGTAGTAACAACGCCAATCAATATGCCGACAATCGGGTGTGTTTTCGTCAGTTGTGCTAGCCACTCAGCAAATGCAAGTGCTACATCAAGCACAACAGATGCTAGAGGTGCCAATGCAACCCCAACGTTTACGATAACTTGGATAATTTGGCCTATAAGGCTTATTAATTTCGGGCCATTCTCTTGAACATATTGGATAAACTGTTGAAAACCGTCTGACTCAGCGATTGTAGCGCTCCATTGCTCGAATCTGTTTGCCATTTGAGCTAATGACTCAAAAACGACTTGTGAATTGGGCGCGAATGCTTTCATCAAGTTGAATATGCCTTTAAATGTTGAGCCGAATATATCACCTATAATTGGCAAGTTAGTTTTTACAAAATTTGTAAAGTCTTGAATGGCTGTGCTGCCCTCAACACTTGTTGCCCATTCATTGAATGATTTGCCCATGTTCTCGAAACCTTTAGACACCCATTCAGTTAATGGCGCTAACTCAGTAATTAAAGCAATCAAGCCACTACCAAAATTACCTGCTGCGCTTAACATATTGTTGAATATGCGCACACCTGTTGACCCCATCATATCAAAGAAATCAGTTGCCACTTGTGAATTTTTAGCCCAATCAATTGTAGCTTTGCTTGCTGATTCCATGCCTTTTGCTACGCCCGATAAGAAAGGCGTTAAGCCTGCAAGTGCAGCCTTAGCTGTGTTTACTGCATTGGCTAATGTATTGAATATCTCTGACTGGTTTTGCGCTATAACGTCTTGCCATGCAGATTTCAAGCTATCAACGGCTGATTGATAATTCTCGACCTCACTTGTGACTGCAAGTGTTCCGTCCTCGACCATTTGCAATGCGCTCATTGCCATTGCTCCGAAACCTACAACGCCTGCGCCTGCTGTAGCGAACGCGCCGACCATTCCGATTGCTCCGCCGCCTACTGCAGCTGCAGCATTTAGTACGGCCATAAGTGCCGGTACGACTGATGCAATTGCAGGTACTAGGGCCGTGACACTTGATAACATCACACCTCTGAACATACTACTGAAAATTGTTCCAGTTGTTCTGATATCGCTCGCTAAACTGTCTAAACTGTTTTTAAAGTCACCTATAGCGTTATGTACCGCTCTTATAGCTTTTCTTGCATTGTTAGAATCAACTCTTAGCCGTGTGCGGTGTCTGTTCGGAATTGATTTCAACATGGCTTTAAAACGTGCAATCTTGGCTGATGCTGCTGAACTGCTCACATCTAGGGTGGACTTAGCTCTCATACGTCTGAAACTGTTCATAGATTTTCTAGCTGCTTTCATTTTAGCCCTGAAACTAGATGTGTCAGCGTCTATTTCTGTATCTTTCATACTTTCAGCTGTGCCTTTAAATTTTTCTGCTATGCGTTTAGCTTTATTGAAAGCACTTCTAAATTTCGATACTTTCGCATCTATGCTCGTACTTATTTTGTAGTCTGCCATGTATTCCCTCCTCTACTTTGAGTTATTGTGTGCTGTGATTTGTTTCAACACATCAAGTGACGGTTTGTCATCTTCCTGACTGCCTGACTCGCCCATTTGAACAGGCTCACCTCGGTTGAGTCTGTTGATGTTTTCTTGATAGTTGATAATGTCGTCAGCACTACTGAACTTGAACTCATTCTCGCCTTTTTTGCCACCTTTTTTCTTTTGTTCAGTTTTAGCGTCACGGATAGCAAAGGCTAAACGATAGATGTCGTATTCTTCTTTGAGCATTTCGTATTCACGGGCATACATGCGATAGTTAAATTCAGTAAGTGTCATGACCTCAATTTTTTTCATGTCATAAATACCTAGCTCACTCATGCAAAGTATGATAGCTCTGTCATAGGTGAGCTTAGGTTGTTCTTCTATTTCTTCGCTGTTGCTTTTTTCGCTTGTCTGTATTCTTCCGGTACGAGGTTTTGGGTCATAGGTTGCTTTCCCAACTCCTTGATAATATCTTCTGCAAACTCATCGAGGCCTTGCTCTGAGGCAATATCGTTTAATACTTCGGAAATTTCCGCGTCTGTTTTAGGGGCTTTTTTGTGGTGAGAAGTTGCTGCAATAATTGTGTGGCCAATTGCTACTGGATTGCCGCTTTCTAGGTTAGGCGCTAGCATTTGAATACCTTGACCGAAACTCATTTGCTCCATTTCCATGCCTAGTTTTTTATCAATATCATTCATAAATTTAAATCCAAATGATAACTCGAACTCTTTGCCGTTAAATTTAATTTCCATAATATAATTACCTCGCTTGTTTTTGTATTAAGTAAAATAGACGGGCTGTGCGCCCGCCTGTGAAATTGTCAGCCCCTACTGTGCCGAAATCTGTACACTATTTTGAGTAGCTACAGTGTCAACATTTTGGGGTGCATTAGGGTGTAGTCGTTTCTGATTCATCACCTGTTGCATTGTCCGGCTGTGGAATTGATACAAGTCCGTCGTCTGCAACGTCCTCAGCTGTCGTATCGTGGAATCCGTAAGCTGCTTTATTGTTTTCAATGATTTCAGGTAAAGTTGCATAGCCGCGTACTTTTTTAGCGTATACTGCGAACTCAGACTCGAACTCAGCAATAGAGTCGGCCTCATTTGTACGTGTAATTGAGTTCCATGTACCTTGACGGTACTCAGCTTTATACTGTCCTTGTTCATTTTTAACTTTCTTGTTAATAATCCATAACTCATAAGGCGTGCCGTCCTCTGCAGCGTCCTCAATCTCGTCACTCAACTCGTCTTTAACGTCCATATAAGACGTAATTGTTACAGTAGATTCTAACGTCCCGCCTGAGTTTACTGAGCCGTCAATTGTTGCCTCTTGGTCTGAGTCGCGTTCTGTTTCACGCTCTAACTCTGTAATCCACATGATTTTATTTGCCTCTACGGCCTCACCTGCTTTACGAACTAATGCAAGTTCGTCAGTACCTTGTTTAATTGCCATAATGTCATGACCTCCTGATTGAAATATAAAAAGGCACACCTGCTATGAGGCGCGCCTAGAGTGTTTGAAATTCTGAATCAATGATGCTGTGCTGCAAATGCGTGTTTGTCGTATCGTCATTTATGTCATTTGTATTGATATTGACCAATGAAACATAATAGGAGGGTAGCTGCTCAGTTTTCATGAGAATATCTTGAATTTGAATATAAAGCCTGTCATGCGTCTGTAAGTCGTCTGCGTCGCTCCATAAGTGAATACGTGCTTTTGGCTCACCGCCGTAATTGTCGAATGATTGAACTGATACAAGGTCTTGTATTTCTTCAATCGCAATAAACGGATAGCCTAACTCTGTGTATTGGTCAACTTGCCTTACGACTGGAACGCCTAGCTTGCTGAACGCTTTATATAAATAATTAAATAGTTCATATTTGATTGATTGTTTGGCCATTGTCTTGCCTCCTAACTGTTTATGAGTCGCTCAATATCTGCTTTAATTTGTTTATCATATTTTTGATATATCTGATACATGAAAGTTTCAGGCGCCATGAAACGTGTGCCGTATTCAAGAAAGCCTGAATAATGAGCATTTGATGTTATGAGATAACTCAACTTACCCCGTTTTGTGTCCTCGACCATGCGGGCTAGGTTGCCCGTCCAATAGCCTTTAGTCATAACACGGCGTGCCTCTTTCACTGTATCAGCCCGAAATTGCTCACTTCTTTTCTTGAGGATAAAATCCACATCGTCCTCAATTTCGTCCTCAGCATCATCTAGCGCCGCTATCAGCTTGCCTAATCCTTTAACCTTTGCCATTGTTCACCTGCTCTAAATACATCACTGTGTCGTGTCTGTAGTAGGTATGTCGTATAACAATGTATTTGTGGTCATTCATATAGGCATGGCTGATTTTATCGCTTATTTGGCCTCTCAGCCTTATGATGCTAACATCACGCTGCACATTGCCGAACTCGACGGCTGTGCGTTCAGGTGATAGGGGCGACTTGTGACAAGGTATGCTCTTATAGATAATACGTTCATCTTTTTCGGTCTTACCTGTATCAGGGTTGTACCGCTTGTCCCCCTCATATACAAGTCTAGCGCGTTGGTCATACCTCAATAGAATGTCACACTGCCTGTGCGGCCTGTGCCTTGCTGAGGTGGGTACAATCGTTCAATGAAACTTAGGAACTCGTCAAAGTCATCATCTTGGAACTTTGTCGAATGTCCGTCCAATGATTCTGAGGTCATACCCTCTGCACCGACACGGTTATATCTTTTGACCGCTACCTCCTCTACAACGAAATCAAGCCTTTGCGGTATAACTTGTTCGTTAAGTGGTAGGAAAGTGAGCAAACGTTTTTCAGTATTATCTATAATTTTGCTGAGCAAATCGTCTTGTTCATTATCCGTAATGGATAACAGTGTTTTTACATTTTCAAGGTATGCCATTGCTTAGCGCCTCCTTATTCAGCGCTTACGTCTGCTGAGTTCTCTGTAGTTTCAGTAGTAACATTTTGAGGCTCAGCCGGTGCGCTTTCTTTAGTAGTGAAAGCTGGCACGTCAACTTTAGGTGATTCACCTGCATCATTGCTAAATGCTACTTGATAAGTGCCTGCTGTGTACTCAGTGCCTGCCTCTAAACCGTCAATTGTAACTGACGCTGTGCCGCCCTCTGCACGTTCTGCTTGTCCTACAACATTTTCACCTTGATATACTTTTAATACGTCTGCCATATTGTATAACCTCCTAAATTTATTTAACTGTCAACCTAGCTGATTTGACGTTAGGTCTAATGTCAATGCTATTAGGCTTCACTGGGCGTAGTTTCACCGCCGCCGTCTGCAGGTGCCTCAATTGATACTGAAACAACTGCGTCAACGTTTTCAGGGAACATCGAAAGCGCTGATGCGAAAACTGTATCTGCTGTTAAACGGTTTGCTTGAATGTCATGAATGACACCCACAAATCCTGTTTGGTCTGATGCAAAGTTGAACGCTCTACCCATTTCACCTTGAGGGTTTGCATATGCAACGTTTAAGTTTTCAGCTGTAGTCATGTACACGCTGCCTTGTGGTACGTCAGCAAATTCGATTACTTGCACACCTACATATGGCGTTAATAAGTTTAAGCCAAATTGTGACCCGTTTGAGTTAATGAAACCGTCTGCTAAATGTCCTGCTACATCGTTAGGGTTAACTAATGCAATTGGCGTGATTTCATCATCAACTAATACAGATAAGTTCGCACGGCCACGTGATAACGCACCTTGTAAGTTCTTAGCTGATAACTCGTCTGTGTTTGTACGGTCAGGGTTGTTTACTGCGTCCTCAATTGAGTTAAAGAAATCTGTTCTGAATTTCTTCTGAATATAGCGAATAAGCTCTGCGTCTGTACGGTTGATTGCTAAGTCGTAACCGTGTGACTGAATAGCCTCTGCTGATGTTGATTTACGAAACTTACGGAACTCAAGCTCTGTGATGTTCACAAGCTCACGCTCAACTTTAGTTAATGGAATGATGTCACCCTCAGCAACGTCACCATTTGGCGCATCTGACTCAATTACATTGAAACGGTACTGTTTTAATGCTGAGCCAACATTCATTGGAATTTTATTTGTGATGCCTAACGCCTCGAATAATTTGTTTAAGCGTTCACCCATTTTGTTTGCGAAATCAATCGACTTTGCCTCACCTAATGCCTCAACATCAATCAAGTTAGGCTCTGCTGCAAAGTGCTGTAAGTTTAATTTAAGTTTGTTAGTCATAAAGTTATACCTCCGAAATTTTAGTTAAATAAGTGCATATTTTGCGCAATGGCTTGTTGTCTTTGCGAATCATCTTTAATATTCAGGATTGACTCACGTGTAACGCCACCACTGCCGTTTGAGTAATTTCTTGGTGTGCCTTGATACAATTTAGCTTGTACCTGCTTTTTGACCATGCTATTAAGCACATCGTTGAAAGCCTGCACGTTTGCTTGAGTTTGTTCTGCTGTATCTGCCGTTACTATCTCAAGCAGCTCATCATTTGGCGTGATTTCATTATTCTTAAATACATCACTTGCGTGCTTTTTCATTTCGTTATGTGCCTCTTTGGCTTTATACGCGTCTAGCTCTTTTTGCATTTGCTCGCGCTCGTATTCAGCCTTTTGGTCTTTGTTCATTTTTGCTAACTTCTCTGCCTCTTTGACGGCATCATCTTTTTTCTTCTGTTCCCTTGCGACACGTTTTTCAACAATCTCGTCAAGTTCTTCCTGAGTGAATGTTTTTTCGTTGCCGCCCTCACCTGTGTTGTTAGGCTCAGGGTCATTATTCGGCTCAGGGTCATTGTTTGGCTCAGGGTCTTGAGTTCCACCCTCAGCAAAATGTTGTAATCTTAATTTCAATTTCTCTGTCATATAATTACCTCCATTTATAGCCTGTCGGCTGTCATTTCCATACATGCTTTTAACGCCCTCAGCACGTTTTAGGCATAAAAAATAGCCACCTACCAATTAAGGTAAGTAGCTTAAATAAAGTTATTCGATTTGAGTTCTTTATTATCATTCTTTTTGGCCTGATTGCTCGGGTGCGTTTTGTTCAGCACTATCAATTCACGGTGTATACCGTGTAGGCTTTCAGCAATACTAGCCATATATTTAATCATTTTATTCATGAAAGGAAATCCTCCTCTTGTGCATGTTCCCCAAAGTCTTTGCCGTCATCTACTCGTTCATTGATTGCTGCGGCTTGTTCTTCGACTGATAAACCTCTTAGGAACATTAGGGGCGGCTCCTCACCGAATTGCTCTATATATGCTTTATAGGCTTTGTCTAATTCGTCCATTTATAACCCCAACCTTTTCACTATAGCTTTTAAAATTTCTAAATAAAACGCGTAAGACTTGGGAACTTCTTTTTGTAAAACTTCCCTCTTGCTCGCGTCCATAAACGTTTCACTCATCTCAGCGAACGCCTCGAGATTTGCCTGTAATGGCGTTTTGTATGCAGGGTGTTTGCCCCAATACGATTTGCCGTGACCGTAAGCAATGTTAATTCTGCCGTTGGTCGCTGCCTCAATCATATCAGATAAGCCGTTTGATGCGCCTAGATGATATTGTTCTCTGAGTCGTCTAACCATTTTGCGGCGTGCATCACTTATACGTGGCTTGGTTGATTTGCTCCAGACGTCAGTGTTGCCGCTTTTGTGTGCGTCTTTGAGCGTCTTATGTTCTGCTTTTGCCTTGTCCTCAATTTCTTTTTTGAGAACGTCTGCCAACATCTCGCGCTCGTCAGTTTCTTCATTCATGAAATAATTAGGGTCTGCGGTGTATGCCCCATTAAGCATGTTTTTAGAGCCTTTCAGCTCTTTTTGAACAGATAGGTCAATCATGTGTGAAAACTCGTGAATAACGGTACTATAGCTGTCAGTACCCTCACGCATCTCACCATTTATTCTGATTTGGTCACGTTCAGCAAGATTGGCTGTCGGCATTTTCACCTTTTCTGACATCGGGTCAAAGTGAGCTGTTCGGTTTCTCGGTAAATCTTGAATAGTCATATCAGGTGCAAAGTGATTCCATATTTTACGGTATTCCTTAGCGCCCTCAGCATCTTTGTTATTATCAAGCTGTCGTTTTATTTCGTCCAATTGCTCCTCACCAAATGCCTCAGTGAACTGTTCATTAAATATCATCTCATCGGGTGCAGGCTCAGGGTCAAGTTCTTTGTCTAGCTCCTCCTCAACGTTTTTAAGACTGTATTTGCCCTCACGCTCTTTGAAAAACGCCTCAAGCTCATCGTCTATATCGTCAACTGCAGGCACTGTCGTAGACCTGCAATAAGGGTGGAGCGGCGGAACTGTCACGCCCGGAATCATTTCTGATACTTTAATCTTATTTCCGTCGGCGTGTCTGCACTCGTCTGATGTGCGGTCATCTAGCTTAGCAACGAACTCAATTGTAGCATCACCGCCGATTGTTTCTTCATAGTGCAGCTTTTGCGCCTCTGACTGAACACGTGCTGTTTCTGTGATAAGTAGTCGCTTAGCATCTGAGGTCGTGACGCCTAATTTCTTTTTAAGCTCAGGAACGAACTCGTCAGGGTGGCGCCCACGTAACATTGTGTTTTGCACTGTCTTGAGTACAGTCTTTCGTGTCTGCTCCATATCTTCCCACAAGCGCTCGCTCCATGTTTGCCCGTGAAAATCAGCATTTACGATAGCTCTTACATGATTGGGCTTGATGAGCGCGCTCTCGCCTAATATGCCGGCTTGACGCTCCACTTCTCTATCAACTGAATTAGTCAGATACTCATTAAGCTCAACCTCAGTGAGTGCTGTGCCATTCACCATGATAGCTGAAAGTTGTTGCAATAGCATACGTTCACGACTTACATACATTTTAGTATTGTATTGTCTAAGTTCAGCGTTGGCTTTCTCGCTAAAATCTTTATTTTTAACGTATTGAGCTATTCTATCTTCAAGTTCTTTGACATCTGTCTTTTGGATTTTCTTTTTAGCAGCGTCCACTGTGATGCCCTCAGCCGTTGCATATTTAGCGTAAAAGCTATATATCTCATTGGCTAACTGACTCATTGTCGAGTTGGTGATGCTGCGTACCTCGTCAATAACGTCATCATCTTTTTTAGCCTCAACTGCTATGACCCTTTTTGCTCTATCACGCCAATACTTTTGAGAAGTTAAATCAGGCATTTAATCACTCTTTCGTTGTTTCGTCTTGCTGACCGAATGAATACTCGCGATTGTCTGCACGTGTGAGTTGCTCGTCCTCCTCTTGCTGCATACGTTCAAGCTCAGCGTCAGGGTCGTCGATAAAGTCCAATAATCCTAAACGTGTTTTTTCTGAAATTGAGCCTGCAAGCAAGTTGACTACTTCCACATTATCTTTCATGGACTTAGGCAAGTTAGGTGTAAAGGCTATATCCATTTCTTCATGGTCATGCGTCTTTGTACCTAGAATGTTCAAATTATTGAATAGCAGCTTATAGCGTTTTGTGAGTCCTTTTTTGAATAGGCGCTCTTTAACGGCTCTAGCTTGTTCCAATCCAAACAATTTATATTTCATAGCCTCACCGGATTGCGTGCCTGTGAAATTCTCATCTGTTAGGTCAGGCGTATTCGTGAACTTGTGTATATCGTTCTGCAATCTTGATTTATAAGCCTCTGAGCCTTGCACATCATATTGCTTGTAGATGTATTTGACGTCAGCATTGCCCTCGCTGCCGTTTGCGTTCATTTCAGGCTTAACGTGTATCATGTTTGCATCTTTGAATTTCTGTGCGTCCTCACCGTCTAGCTCTACATTACCTACAACGGCAAGCATTGCATCGTTAGTGTCGCTCATATAGTTAGCTGTGTCTGATTGAGCTGCGTCATACAAATCAATTAAGCTGAGGACGTTCTCAAAATCACCCTGCTTAAATTTGTTATTCAGATATTCAATGATTGGCACATCGTTGTAATGATGTTCGATGTCTTGCACGCTGCTCAGCTCACCTTTACGGATTACATAGCTGTGTAGGTGTGTTGCTGTGTACACTTCAACATGATTGACTGTGTAGCCCTCAGCGTCCACTGTGTCGTAATAACGTACGCCTGCAATGATTTTCTTATCAATATCGTAATTGTAAATAACAAACGTGTTCTTAGGGTCGAGTGTTAGGAATCTGTCCTGTTCGTTCTCGTCCCTGAATACAATCTCGTATGCTCTGCCGTATATGCTTAAATCAAGCGCGATATCGCTGTTTACTGCATCTGCATCGTTTGCATCGTTCAAGTCGTATATAGCTTGCTGTGTGTCCTCATCATCGTGTTGGAACGTAAGCGGATTACCTGTCAGATAACCGACAATAAACTGTGAAATGTATTTCGCAAAATTATGTACGGCTCTATGGTCGGCTTTCTCAGCATCTTTTCTGCGCTCACCCTCCAATATTCCGGTGTTATCACTCAAGAAATATTGCTCTAACACATTTAGGCGTGGCGCCTGTTCTGTCTTATGCTGCTCTACTAGTCTTTGTAGCTTAGTGTAATCCTGCACAATCTCATCAGCATTTCCTGCCAATAAGTCTGCGTTTGCCATTGGACTAAATTTCTTTTTCAGTTTAGACAAGTGCTGCACCTCCTAGAAAAATTGTCTTAATCTGCGCAATTGGTTTGCGTCTTTCTTTTCTTCTTTGTCTTTTATCATAAGTTCCTCAACTGCATATCTGAGTGAGTCAATACAGTGGTTGTAAGTATCAACTGGCTCGTTGTAATACTCATCTGTTTGCTTGTCTTTTTTCCACGTGTAATTGTCTAGCTCCTCAATCGTCTTGTAGCATCTTTCATCTACCACAATATCGAACTGGCTTATAAACTGTATGCCTGACATGATACTGTCAGCGCCTTTCATTGACGGCTTGATGCGCTCAATGCCCTCGCGTTTCATCTCTGCAATGGATTTCTTCTCAGCACTGTCTGCTGTGATGCGTTCCCTTGCATAGCCTAGCTGCTTAATGACGTTCGCAAGCTCATTGTTTAACATGCCTGTCTTAACGTATTCCTCTAATATATAGAGTTTCTTGTTTTTCTTATCAATTTTTACATGAATAAAGGCACTCGGGTCGTTAATGTAACCATAATCGAGGCCAAACATTGACGGCAAGTGCCTTAAATCTTCTTTATTCAATATATCTGTTTCGTATTTAGGAAAAACTCGCTTGTCGAGTGTAGCAAATTCACCTAATGCGTATATTTTGTAATAAGCAGGGTTTCTATTCGCTAAATCTTCAAGGTTTTGTTTAGTCATTTCATCAAGAAACTTATTATCTTTATAGCTTGATTGCTTAATTAGCGTATTGTCATGTGGCTCACCTGCAAAGAAATACTTATAAACCCAATTCAATTTGCTTACAGGGTTGAACATTAAGAATATTTGCTTATTGAGGTGTTTCTTTTCTCTGAGCCTTAATGTGAGCTGTGTGTAGTCGTTCATCACAAACTCTGAGGCCTCCTCCATTACAACATCACTAATGCCCTTGATTGATTTAATCTTCTCTGAGTTATCCATGCCCTTAAATAAGAATACGGCTCCATTTGGCAAAGTGACTCGATTGTCTGTTTTGTTCCATTCGCAAAGCTCCCACACCTTAAAATCTATAAGGCAACCTTTAACATCTTGGAATAAGCTGTCTGCAATCGTGGCGCCTACCTTACGTAACCACAATATCTTTCGGGGGTGTTTCCAATCTTGCAACGCTTTGAGTACAACCTTTTGCACAACGCCATGTGACTTACCTGACGAGCCGCCACCATAATGCACTTCTGTGAAATGGCTGTAATCTGTCAGCACCTCAAATATATTGCGGTTAAACACTTTAGCCGGATTAGGTATATTCAAACTAACTTTCGCTGTCGTCATCATACTCACCTATGTTTAATTCAATATTGCGCTGTGTAATTTCTTGCTTATCGGTAAAGATTGCGTATCTCTTACCTAGCAACTCGGCTGCTTTCGTTCTCTGAGCCGTGTCTGCTTTCTTGGTGTGTTTCTCAACATCGGACACAAAATCACCTTTATTGACGACAATGTTTTCCTCGTCTTGCTGCTCACCGCGCATAACTGCTGTGAGATACTGCAGCACTTCATCTTGCTGTGCGATTGTCTGTTTCTCTAATTCCTTGAATCGTGCCTCAGTATAGGCTTTGATACCTCTATTTTCCAATAGCTTGTGTGAATTGTTCTTTGCGTACTTATCGCTATATCCTGCCCTTATTGCTGACTGGTATGCGTTCGCTGTTCTTATATATTCATCTGCAAATCGTTTTTGTCTTTCATTCATCGGATATTACCACCTCATTATGCTAATAGCTTATTAAAATTTCGCATTAAAAAAGCACCTCAACGGGTGCTAATTGTTCTTATTATTCGTAGACTTTCTCATCTGTTAAGTATTGGAACATTTGT